TTCCTTCCAGTTTTCCAGCTTCCCATGCGAACTTGACAGGATCGGTGATCGCGGCAAGTTTCTCAGCGTGCTCTTTGCTTTTTCCAATGGCGTAGACAAACATGGCAGAATTCTCCGCCGCTTGCAACACGATTCCTTGCTGTGTGACTGTCAGCTTTTCCTGCGCCACTCCTTCGGCGTCTTCGAAGTCTGTCACGCGAAGATCAGCCTTACCTTTGCCGTAGCCTTCCAGTTTCAACTGCCATGCCTTTGTCTGTGCCTCTTGCTCCTCGCGGGCCTTTGATGCCTTGGCGTCAATCTGGCGCTTGGTTTCATGCCACTGTTCTAGCTTGGCGCTGTATTTGTCTTCATCATAATCGATGTCATCATCCTGCATCGACGGTTTCTTGCCCAACTGCAGAGCTTTGTCTTCTGCGGGCGCTTGTAGCTTAGCCTTTAACTCCTTGTTTTCCCTGGCCAGTTCACGATTTGTCTTGCGGACTTCTCTCACCCAATCTGGGGCGGCATGATCTTCTTCTTCTGTAGGCTCTTGGTCGCCGATGGTGATTACTGTCTCTTCATCTGGCTTGTCGGTTGATTTGTCCTCTTTTTTATCTGTGGGTGGATCAACTTCACCCAGATTCTCGGGCGGATCATCCGAACCACCACTATTAGCCTCCCCAGCCGGGGCCATAAGACGTTCAAATAGGCGTTGTTTCCAAAGTGGCATTTTATTTTCCTGTCTCACCAGTAGATGCGCCTGGCGGTTGCGCAGTCGGCTGTTGGCCGAATTTCTCAATGACTGTCATAGCTTGACGCTGCTCCATATCGTCAATCGTAGCGGAAATCTCAACCGTCTCGGCCTGAGTCTTTTCTGCCTTGGCGATTGTCAGCACCGTATTTGCCCGTGCCTCTGCGGCATTAGCCTCTGCCTCAGCCGCGGCAGATTGCAGATACTGAGCATTTGGATCTAGTTTGGCATTGGACCGCTGTTCATCAAGCTTTTGCTGCTCTTCTTCAGTTGGCTTCACGACGCCCATATTCACCAGTTTGCGACGGAAGTAATCCCTAACTTCCCCAATACCTTCGCCTTCCATATTTAGCATGACCATGGATGACAATACTTGTAGCGTCTCGGGGTCTTGGGTAATCTGCATCATGCCCGTCAAACTACGGACGGTCGCCTGCCGTTTGCTAGAACTACTTGGCCCCACCTCGGCCACGATGTCAAAGTCAGCACGCGTCATGTCGTTGTCGTTCTTCACCTCGCCGGTTATCTTATCTATTGTTGGCTGCATCAGCTTGATCATCTGGGCCTTGCCCTGGCTATCTATGCTTTTCATCTTTCGGTCTTTTTCGATATAGATGTCTTTCTGCATTGATAGCCAGATTTCCCCAGACCGCTTGCGCGCCTTGGCCATGTTGGACATATAGATGTAGGTCTGCATGTCCAACTTATCTTGCACTAACTCAACGACCTTGCCACTGATATTGGGCTGGATTTGCTCTCCAGCCTGTTGATTTCCGAGTACGTCCTTGATGTCCTGCTCTGTGATCTGTAGTAAAGCAGCCATGGCAGGCGGAATGTTTGGTACCTTTGTGTAAGACACCGGGCCAGCGACCTGCTGCATACCATCCGGGCCAGTCACCGGATTTACCAGCATGTACCCATAATTCTCGATCGGGTCATTTGTCCACATGTCCCGATGCCCGGCCACCTGTTCAGGGGTAAATATTGGCTTTTCAACGCTGGACAATGCACTGATTTCAGCCAGCTTCGAGGTCTGCATGTTCTTCAGACGCTGAGCATCCTTCGATAGCCTGACATGCCCCATGCAGCGCTCTATGTTATCAACATACCATCGCTTGCCGTACACGGGGACGACGGGTATGCACTTCCCCGGAATGATGCCGCAATCTTCCAGCACCTTACCGCCACTCATGATGTATTTGTGAATCTGGCGCTTTTTGATCTTCTTTGTCCGGATCTCCGTGCTACCTATGGCCGTCAAGCGTGCTTCAAGATCTGGATCGCGCTCAAAGTCAGCTTCATAATATTTTGTTTCCAGCCCCTGCAAATCCTCGAACACCCTCAATGTGTCCTTTCCATGCTCTACTAAATAGTAATCAGCTACATAAACAACATCAGGCGTTGACCAGTCGAACTCGATCTGATGCACTGTCTTGGGCCAACTCTGCGGGTCATCGTTCCACTCATCTTTGTACGCCGATAGGCTCATTGACCGCAGCACCCAGCACCGCTTTGCGTCTGCCTTGTCCTGGCGCTTGGCCTCGCGACCGAAATATACGGAGCTTTCAGCGTCAAAGATCGGAAGTATCTTAATGCGCTGATAATCATTATCTTCGTCTTCATCATCCTCATAATCGGCATGCAGCATCCATGCCCCCATCCCACCCCCTACAGCTTCCTCAAACCCGTTGTCATAGGCTTCCTCTGCATTACTGTCTTGCTCATCTGCCCGATGTAGGCCATCGCAAGTGTCTGCGAGCTCATCGTTTTCCTCGCCAGTTTTGCTGACGAAATCAATTCCAATCCTATTGTTGCGATATTCATTGATGATGCGGATAACAGCTAAATGGACTTTGTTTACCTCAAACCGTGGTTTATTTTCGAACTGCTCACCAAGTCGCCCCTCCCATTGCGCCCCAGCAATCGAGTAAAAACGTCTGTCCTGCAAGCATTGCAACCGCTCATCTTTTACTGCAGATTGAGTCGCGTCGAACTCAAGCAGAGCCTCAGTATGGATTTCAATAAGTGATTGCTTGGCCATAGTATCCTTCTGTTGCGCGAATTATCGCCATCTGTGTGCCATTGGTAAAGGGGGCTCGTGTTTAGTCTGTGTTTTTATTGCTCGCCTAGCACCCTCACAAGCGTACCGCAAAGCATCGATTACGTGATTATCTTTATCTGCTAGTATCGGAACAACTTTCCCAGTCAATGGGTCGATCTTGTAGCTGTAGAGAGTAAGTTCGTCGATTAAGTGCGTACAGCGCGGGTGGACGATTATGTCAAATGACTTCAGGAACTCAACGCCTTCTTCCAGTGACTTCGCTCCCTTGATGGCACTAATGATCTTCGGAAACCCGTTTTTTCGCATATGGCTGATCGTCTCGGGTCGTGCGCTGTCGGCTACTATTGGCCACTTCTCCGACTCAGGTACTGACATAAATAATTCTGGCAGGCTGACAATCTCACACCCAACCATATACGCCTCATAGTCAACATAGAGCCGGTGTCCATCAATGTCGCACCGAACAAGCACAGAAGGATCAACGCTGAATCCCCAATCAGCTCCTAGCCTGTAGATTGTCCCTTGCGGACGCGAGAACTCTTCAATCTTCCAGTTTTTGAAGACTCTGGCCTCGCTGTTTCGCCGATATTTCCCGAGCCACACATGCGCATATTTGTCGGGGTCGCGCCGCTTGTCATACTCCATTTCATCCTGCAGAACCTGCGGAAACATTGGATTATCCATATAGTTCGCTTCGACAACAACAGATCCTATCGGTGGATTTCCACCGCGCAACAGTTGATCAATCGGATCTGTGTCAAGATCTGGATTCCAAGAAAACCACAATTCTGATCCAGGTTTGCGGATTGTCGGACGGAGTAGCGTCAGGCTGGTGTCGCTGGCGTTCTGTGCCTCCTCGAACCATGCCCTGTCAAATCCCTCAAGAGACTTTATCGACTCAGCAGTGTGATTCTGCATGCCCTCAAAGATCGTCACACCACCAGAATTTGACTTAATCCGGCGATCCTGAACATCAAAATAAGCTCCTGCATTGTGCTGCTCAATCTTTGACTCAAGCAGTTTTTTTACCGAAAACTCAAGGGATTTCAGGGTTTCTCGCAAGCATACAAAATCAAGTTTCCCAGCAATGCTTTCCTCAAGCCACAGACCTGCAAAAAAATGAGACTTCGCCGACCCACGGCCACCCCATGCGCCCTTATACCTAGCCGGGTACAGAAGAGGCTCGAATACCTCAGGTGTTTTTATTTGTAGGACGGACAATTAGGCGCTCTATCTTGTGAATCATTTCACCATCGATATTGACTTTTATCGGTGCATTGAATCCATGCATGATGTTCAATTCTTTAATTGCTGCGACTTTTTCAGCCGCCCTAGACTCTCTACCTCGAACAATTTCTGCAAGCTCTTGAACGCTATCCTCTCGGGACCATAGGCATTTATCAGCTAGTTCGGCACGTAACTTTTCAAC